CGGTCATCGTCCCGGTACCGCCGCCACCGCCTCCGGTGAAAGTGCCAAAAGCACTGCTAAGGAAACCAGCAGCGGCCTGTCGCACCTGGATCCGTATCAAGTCTTCGATGATCGAGTTCGCCAGGTCCTTGAACGACAGCTTTCCGGTTTTTACGAAGTTCACGATGCCATCTTCCAGCCCACTAAAAGCACTGGTAAACAGGGCCTGTGTCTGACCCGCGACATCGGCGGCCTGATCAATATAGTTTTGCAGCGCACTCGAAGCACCGTTCGCCCAGTTGGATTGGGCAGCATCCACCTGACTGTAATAGTTCTGCTGGGCGAGCAGGCGTTTGTTGAGTTCATCCTGCAAAACTTTGGTTTCACTGGCATAAAGCTCCGGAGAAATCTGCCCGGTGTTGCGTTGCTCATTCAAGCTAGCGAGGTCGGCGGCGTATTTTTGCCGAAGCGCCAGGTCAGCGCGCATGCGATCCCGAGCCATATCACCCATGCCGATGCCAGCCATTTCCTGCTCAAAGCCATCTTGTGTGGTCTGCGTGCCGGTGGCCTGAGCGTTCTTGAAGGCGGTCAGTTTTAGATCATCTTCGTTCGCTTTCTTGATCTTGTTAAGCGCGTCCAGTTCGGCGGCCATGCCCAGCAACCGCTTTTTTTGTGCCTCAGTCAGCTTTCCGAGCTTTCCCTCTTGAAGCTCAAACGACAACTTCGCGACCTCGGTAGCGTCCTTCTGCTTGTCGCCGGTGGTGTTGATCAGTTCGATCTGACGCTTATAGCCCTCTTCAGTGGTCTGGAAGGCCTTCAGCTGTTGCTTGGCGGCCGACTCCGTTTCGGTGGTGTTCTTTTTGGCAGCCTTGGTTGCAGCATCATCGGCAGTTTTTTGAGCATCTTTGGCAGCGGCGGCGGAACGAATCGCGACGATCATGCCTTCGGTGAGGTCGGTGTTCTCGGCAATGAATCGGTTCGCTGCTTGGAGAGCGGTCTTGTCCTGTGCCGCGCTGAGCTGCTTCTGTAATTGTTCGAGGTACTTCTGACCAACCTGGTCGGCGGCGGCAACTGCTGCATTGTTCTTGCCACGGGCCAAGGTGTTGGCGTCAGTCTCGCCTGTCAGTTCGGCGAGGGTTTGACGCTGTTTGTCCAGCACCATCGAAAGATCAGAAACCTTGATCTGCCCCGTCTCGATAGACTGCGCCATTTCCTCGGTAACGCCTGGGATCAGCCTCACCTGGTCGGCAACCACCTTCCAGTCCACCGCCTGCCCACTGGCGGAATCCTTGACCGCCTGGTTGACTATATCCATTGCCGACTGAAATTCGGCCGGCAGCGGGACAATCCCCGCCATAAAGCCCGAAGCACCAGCCAGTCCGGCGTTGGTCAGACTTGCCTGAAATTCGAAAGCGATCGAGCTTGCAGCGCCAGACAGGTCTTTTTCTGTATCCGCGATCGATGCGCGAAGTTCGCGCAAGGTGACCGACTGCGTGGCCCGATTGAGTTTATTGAAGCGTTCGGTCAGCTTATCGAGCGGATCGTTCAGATCACCCAGTTTTTCCTCGAGTACGCTGGTGTTATCGCGCAAGGTCAGAAACGCGGCAGCCGCGCCAATGGCCAGAGTTGCAACACCGACGGGACCACCCAGCATCCCGAGAAGGCCGACACCTGCGCGAGTGATACCTAGTTGCGCTGCTGCAACGGCGTTCGTTGCTCGCGTCTCGACCATTCTGGCTTCGGCGAGCTGCAACGACATTTGCGTTTGTACGGCCGTGCCGCGGGCAGCAACCGCCTCCTTTTCGGCGAGGAAGACGGACGTCTGTGCTTTCTGTTGCTCAGCCTGTGCCGCCAACAGCACGGCAGTGGCCTGAGCCTTCCTCGCGGCAACGTCCTGATAAGCAGATCTGGCGGCAATCGCGGCCGAACTGGCAGTGCTGACTCCGTAGCGACCGAGTGCAGCAATGGCCGCAACAACGGCAACATCGGCCAATGTTTCGAAGTTGTCCCCAAGCGCGCCGATACCTTTCGCCAGCACGCCGGTGAAGTCGCTGGTTTCATTGAGGCGCCCAACATAAACACCAAACGCGTTCGACAGGTTCTGCACTGCGTCCCGTACCGCAACACTCATGCTGTCCGCCAGAACGCCATTGGCCTCAGCAGACTTCTGCAACCCCTCGGTTAGCACGTCCAGGCTGAGTTTGCCTTGGGCACCTAGACTGCGGATCTCTTCGGCAGTTTTCCCGGTTGATTTTGCAATGGTGTCTACCACTGTCGGCATCGCGGCGAGGATCGATTGCCAGCCGTCGGCCTCAACCTTGCCGGTCTGGAGCGCCTTTGAATAGGCGTCGATTGCCGAACTCGCCTTATCTGCCGAAGCGGAGTTGGTCACCAGCAGAAAGCTGAAGCTGTCCATCACATCCAGCGCCTGGCCAGTGTTGTAGCCCATCGACTTCAAGCTGTCCGAGGTTCGAATGTACAGCTCTTGCGCCTCGCTCAACGGTCGATAGGTACGCTTCGCCGTCTCCAGCAACCGCTGCTGCACTTGGTCATATTCGCCAACGCTGGTGGTCGCCATGCCGATACGGTCCGACATTTGACCGTAGGAGTCTGCCGCTTCGATGATCTTGCCAATTGAGGCTGCGCCGATAGCGGCGCCCAATGCCGTTTTGATAAGGCCGGCGGCGCTCTCAGCACTTTCACCTGCACGGTCAAATGCCTCATCGATACGGCCCAGGCTTTTATCAATTTTGCCTGACGCTTGGGCGACGGTGGAATCCGCGCGCGCCATTTCCTGCCGCAGCTGTGCAGTGGTCGCCTCGATCCGGACCAGCATTCCCTGAACGTCTGTATCAGCCATTGTTTTCTCCGGGCATAAAAAAGCCCGCCGGAGCGGGTTATGTTCGTTCAGCCATCAGCGCGCAAGCAAATGACACTGCCCGCGCTCTGGACTCACTGCTTTGTATATTTGAAAGGTGCAGGAGTGGTCAGTAGTGGCTCCGGCTTATCCCACGTACCCCGATAGCCTCGAACCTGATAGGAGTGTCCGGGCTTAAGCTCAAGCAGTAGACCGCTCAAATCACCACCGGCACACATTGCATTATTCTTGATGCTCAGTTGAGCGGGTCCAGGGGCATGGTAGAGCTTGACGCTTTCCCCGTGACTGGTCTTCGCCGCAAGCTGACCGTCAAGGTAAACGGACATTCCAGCGCCTAAACAACTCATTGCACCCCCATCCTGGGTGAACACGATTCGTGCGTCGTCTGGATTCTTCTGACGGCCGAACGCGTAAACATCCGATGCGGAGACCTGCTTTGCCTGACCCGGGGCAATTTGGGTGGTTTCACAACCCGCAATCATGAAAGCCAGAACCGTCACACATATCGCTTTTCGCACATTCAACCCTCCCTGTAGAAGGCGGCAATCTACCACCACAAAGGGAAACGCTAAAAGGCTAAAGCGAATCATCCAACTCGAACATGCAGCGAAAGGAGTGCTCGCAAATCATTGTTGCCGTCCCGTCAGCGCCTGCCGCAGCTTGGCTGCAACGGTCGAGGGCTTAGGCTTTTCTTTCGGTCCAGCAGGCTTGCCGCCGAAAGGATTGGTCATTTGCACCCATTCGATCCGGGCATCCATGGCCAGAAATAATTCAGGGAGCGGAGTACGCCAGGCGATGTCTGGCGTCCAACCGAGCCAGCCCGTAGCCACCGCGTACAGTCGGTCAACATAGCTGCCGTCCTCGACAGCGCTTACCCCTTCGGCGCTTGCGACTTTCCCTCGGTTTTTCCCCGAGGGTTATAAAGGGCCGTCAGATAGGCATTGAGCGCAACGGCTACATCAACAACACCGACTTGCCATACGCTCTCTGCAACTTCATCAGCGGCCTTGCCAGTAAGCCCGGCACCGGCGGCAATGATGACCGCACAACCGCTCACACTGAGTGAGTTGAGCGCTTGAGACGCCCCACGCAACCCACCGAAGTGCGCCTCGATATTGCGCACCGCCGCCAGGGTGGGCACCAGCTCGTAGTCTTCGCCATCCAGCGTGATGGTGGTGGAGCCGAAAAGGGTTTTACTCATGGATCAGTTCCTTGAAAGGCCGGGGCCGAAGCCCCGCCGATTACGTCGGGAGGATTTCGAGGATGTCGGAGTTGATGCCGATCGTGACGTTGCGGCGAACTACGTTGTCAGCGGCACCGGCAGCGACGGTGTTGTTCATCACCTTGCCACGCATGTAGAAGGTGGTCGGTAGAACAGGCGGGACTGCACCAGGATCGCCGTCGTTCAGGGTGACTTTGATGTTGTAGTCGCCCTTCGTACGGTCCTTGTGGGCAACCTTCAAAGCGGCTTGCCCGGCATCACCATTGTCCAAGCCCACGGTCAGTGTCAGGTCGCCGGCATCCGCTGTGCCTTTGTATTTGCGCACGCGCCCATCGCGCAGGGAGGTGAAATTCACGGAGCTGAAGGTGTCGCCGAACTCACCGAGGTCTTCAATCTCGCCGACTTCGACATAGACGTCTGCTTTGTAAAGGGCCTCGGAGTCTGCGCCGGACTTCGTACCAATAGAGAATCGGCAGCCGGCGGCTGTGTTGAGGTTGTCATCGGCCATGGGGGTACCTCCAAAGGCGCATTGGATAAAGCCGCAGGGCGGCCGGTGTTGGGAATTAATGGGTGGTGATAACGCGGACCGTGATTGATCCCTGGTACGTGACGCCGTCAGCATCGCGCTGTGCGTCGGCTTGCTCAACTCGGACTGATACTGCCCGGCCTACTGCCAGCGGCAAGCGGCGCTCATCCAGAGCGGCGACAATCTCGCCATTGATCCTTTTCACCTCTGC